AGAATCCACAAAATAAGCTTCTGGCCCTCTGGCCCCTTCGATAACTCTGGAAAGGTCCTCAAACAAATCCTCAATCGTTTCGATTGGGTCACCGAAATCCACCTTATCAACCGGGAACCCTAGCGCCTCCGCATAGCTTGGTTCAAAAGCTGATTCAGCTTCTCGATATCTGATGTTAGCTTTAGGTTCGATGATATTAAAATTAGCCGCCGCTTCTATCGCCAGCAGTGTCTTCCCTGTACTTCTATCCCCAATAATATTGGCAATACGTCGTCGCGCCCAACCGCCTCCTAAAGCTAGATCAAGCATTGTACTGCCACTTGGAATAAAATCTACATCCGTCTTGGGACTCCCAAAATACAGACCACCACCACTAGATGGTTTGTCTAAAGATACTCTAGCAGCAGAAGAAACTAACTCCGCTCCCTTCTTTTTTGCTTGTCTAAGTCCTTCGGAATCAATCTCAGGAAGCTTTGTTCTAGCCATCAATCTTCTTTTCTTTTCATCTTCGATAGGTGACCACGGATCAAGGCTATCAAATCCTTTTCCAACTCCTCCATAACGTCATCATCAATTCCATTGAAACATCCCCGGTCACCCAGGTTTTGTTCGATTTTGTCCCAAAGGGCTTCAGCTTCATCTTTTTTCATATAATTTCCTTTAGCCCGTGTTGGGACACATTACGGAATACTTCGTATCCTTGCTTCAATAGCCAAACTGTAGCTAAAAGCTCGTTATGAGCCCCAACATGCTTTCTGTCCATAAGTTAGCGTACACGCCCTCTAGAAACGTTTCTAGCTGGAGGAGGAGGAGAAGTATCCTCATCTGTTTCTTCGATCACTCTACGACCTCCTGAAGGGCGCACAGAGGCTGTTCTAACCGGACGGCGAACTTCGGTTACCTCCCCTGTCTCCTCATCCACTTCCTCATCCACCGGTTCCTCTACCGGCCTACGGGAACCACCACGGCTAATTTGTGGTCTATCATCATCCGGTTCCGGTTTACGAGCACCACGGCGGCTTCCGCCTTCAAAAGGAGGTTCTTCTTCTTGAACCTGATCGTTATCAAGATCAGCATCCTTTTCGACCACAGTTCCCGACAGCATTCCCTTCAAATAGTCATAGTCAAATATCTGAAGAGTGCTTGGAATTGGGTTCTCGGCAATATAATCCAGGATTTCATCCTGGACCCGTTCCTTGTCATGGATTGGGGTACTTTCACGATCAATTGCCCAACCATAATACTTGGTCTTCTTCATACCGGTTCCGGTACGCTTGAAAGAGACGTCATACCCATTGTCCGGATGATCGATCATCAGGATTTCCCCAGTACGATCATTCACACAAAGAGCAGAGATATCCCTATCCTGAGTCCAAGACTGGTCCCAAACAATAGGCTTTTCAGGATCATCTGCATCCCTATCCAAAATCCACGATACAATTCTCTCGGAAACATCAATCTCCTTGGCCTCCACGTCCTCACCAGCCTTCTTGAGAATCTTGACTTCCTCACAAACGGCGCACGGCTTACCAAGCATCTTCTGTGGACAGACCACCATAGCACTGTCCGGTCCTACATTTCGATGAACGAAAACACTATACCCATAGTGCTCTGCATCATCCCAAGTAGGGGGAAGATAACGCGTTAGATTATCCCCCTGCTTGGACTTGAAGACGTCAATTCCAGGCTTGAAAATAGATAAAAACTTGCCTGATGTTCGGGAACTACGCTCCTTTATCTTATCCGGCGATCTTGCCTTGTATACAAATCCTTGCTTTCTTGCTACTGCTCTTGCCACTTACTGTTCTCCCGTCTCATAGGTTGGATTGATTTTATCAAAGTACTTTATCTGATACTCCAGCTTAGCATCGAAATAAGCCTGACTGCACATATCAGTTATAAAGCACATGTAAAAGGGTAGAAATATTATTGACACTACAAGGTCTGCTACTAGCCACCAATTCATTCCACACCCACCCTTTTACGTCTGTTTTCTTCCTTGACATTATTGGCTCGCGCCGTTCGGAAGTCTGTTGCGCCAGTCTTCTTATCCTGCTGATCACTGTAGTAATTAGCTAGATACAAATCTACCAGCTTGGACAGGGCATAACTTCTCTGTTCATACGCCTCCCTAAGCGCTGTCCATTTGGCTGCATTGTATCGTTCTGCTAAGAAGTTCTCGTTAGCCGATACAACCGCTTTATCTACCTTCTTGTTGCTTTCGATTTCTTTTTCAGTTGTCTTGGCACCAATCTTCGCAGCATCGGCACGAAGGTCCATATCCACTTCAGCTTCGACCTGATCCAGGTTCTGCTTAGCTCCATCCCGATTGGATATCGCCAGAGCTAACTCCGTAGCCACTTCATAGAAAAGTGCTGGATGTTCACGCAAAGCCACGTCCAAGGAATGCTGATCAATTTTTAGCTTTTCTTCAAGTTGCGTGATATTCATTTATGGAACTTCCTCAAACCTAGTTAATCTTACATAGCATCCAGACTGCTCATCAAAACCCCTAGCAGCAAGACAATCCCTAACTTCCTCTAAAACCGTATCCGCTCCAGAAGAATGCCGGATTCCTTCCCAAAACTCGTCAGACAAATCCCCTTCCTTAATCGTAACTGAAAACGTGTACTGCTTTTTTAATACAACCAACATTTTGATTTACTCCGCAAACAATGCCCTCCCAATCGAGAGCAACAAAGGTGCTATTCCTTCCGCCGAATTGTATGATTGTGAAAAAGCATCCAGCTTTTGCATGAATGCTGTGGCTGCATTGTCATCTTTAGCGTTCTTGAGACATGCGCCTATGTAATTACAAACTATAATGCGAACACTTTCCGGGTTATCTTCGATCTTACTTACTATAGACATACACGTCCGCCACGATCCGCTTCCTTGTACAATGAACTGGCATAATTCACGGACAGAATCTGTCTCCAATGCTGTCTGCAGTAATTCGGCGGCTTCTTTCTTATTCTTGGCTTCTCTAACCACCACCATGTTCGATAATAATTGACGCGGGGAACCCTTGGCTTCTTTAATCAAAAGGTCCCCAACATCCCCAGGCAAATCTAACTTTTCCTGCTCACATACAAAATCGTATAGCTCACCGAGCGCTTTATCTGCGACTGGCTTCAGTTCAAACTTAGCGCATCTGGATTGTAACGTCTTTGGAAGCTTACTAGGATTGGTTGTACAGAAACACCAGATAACATGCTCAGGAGGGTCCTCCAATGCCTTTAGAAGGCTGTCCATAGCGTTTGGGCTTAGTCGGTGGCATTCATCAACGATAATGGCCCGCTTCCCTGCGTAGCCAAATGGACGGTATTCAAGCATATCCAAAATCTGTCGAACATCCTCGACACCAGTCTTGGACGCGGCATTCACATCCGTAGTATGTGTTTCATCCGCACCCAGAGCCTTGGCAGTCAACTTAGCCAGCGTAGTCTTACCGACTCCTCCCATTCCAGAGAATAGAAAGATTTGTGCGTCCCTACGCTTGCAAATACCCTGGAGAGAACGCACAATAGTGTCCTGCCCGATAACATCAGCAAAGGACTGCGGTCTATATTTCGTGATAAGATTCACTTGTAATTTTTCTCGATATAATCCGCAATTTCCTTGAATGATTTTACTACCGTCGAGCTATCGGGATTACCGTCATTGAATTTCGCCAAAAGATGCTGAGACTTAATCTTTATTCCAGCAGCATACTTTGCAAGATCATCTGTAAGATACCCGCAATGAAGAATCTCATTCTTCTTAGCTCCCTGCACCTTGGCTAGAACCCCCAAGCAACAATAACTCCCTCTGTCGTTAAGAAGTTCTGAATTTCCCTGTTTGTATCGACCACTGCGAAGCGCCTTGAGCCACTTTGTCTTAATTTCTGCATCCATGATAATTTCTCCTTTATGACTTATACATACACTGACAATTATTCCTTGATTTGTACAATTCCGTTCCATTTATTATTGGCAAATTTACCGATTTCTTTTTGATTGATCCAATCAGGACCGACACTAACTTCTACCTCTATCGGCACGATATTAGCCCATTCAAACGGGACTGTAATCATTTCCTTGACAACCACTTCCAACCGCTTCTCGACTTCCTTCTTGGGCCAAAAGAACGTCAAATCATCGTGGATCATCATAGCCGGTTGATAGCGCGGGTCCTCCATTTCAGACAATCTAGCCATAGCATCCATAACAATAATAGCTTCATCCGATTGTATAGGAGAGTTAATCAATTCGTTGATCGATATCGGAGCGCGTCTACGAAAACCAGATAGTCCGGTTACATAACCATTCTCATAATAAAAATTCTTGATTTCCTCATGCCATTTACCAATATCCTTAAACTCGTCAAAGAAGTCTTCTCTAAGCTCCTCGCAAATGTCTTGTGGCACGCCCAATCCTTCTGAAAGTTTGAAGGCCTGAGCACCAAAGAAAGATGGGAATACAAATTTATTCTTGGCTTGATATCTGAATCCTTTCATGGCTTCCTTGTCCCCAAGTTTGGATTTTGGAATCCATTTCGGATATTTCTTGACGATCTTTTCCATCCAAGTAGTATGAATATCGTAGTTGTTCCAATACGCCTCTACCAAGCATTTATCTTTTGATTCCATGGCAACATTTCGGGCCTGAATACCGGCATAATCTATCGATACAACCACAATATCAGAGTCCGGACTTTTTACCTGAGCACGAACCTCCTTGCGTTCCTCGTCTCGCTTTGGGTAGTTCTGAGCATTCGGTTCATGCGAATTATGAGAAAATATACCGCAAGTTTCGTAACTCTCATCTTCCTCAACAGTTATATCAAATACTTCGCTGCTTCCGCAATCCTCAATTTTTTCAATTGTAACGACTTGCTGTCCTGCCGCTGGCGCGCATGTATAGAACGATGTCCTTTCTTGGACACCAGGGCAAGATTGTCCAAATGATTGTTCTCTCCATTCCCGTCTATATGATGAATTTCCCAATCCTTCGGGATTCTTGGTATTCCTAATACCTTCATCATTACATCGTGGTGTACAAAAATCCTCTTCCCTAACGGCTGTTTTGTTGTCAAATATCCTTTCTGATTGCTGCATTCTCCTTTCCAAACCGGATTCAGGTTGCCAACCAATCCTTTCATTGGATTCTTGTCTCCAAGCTTCGATGCCGAGTATCTCAATGTCTTTAAAATCTTGTGCTCTTTTTTCGATAAGTAATTCTGGGTTACCCACCACACATTGCCCTGTGTCGTGTTTAGACGATGCGCTATTTCCTTCACAGGAAGAAGTTCCTTTGATCGATACAATCTCAGAACCGCATCCACATTCTCTGTTTTTACTACCCAAGCTTTTGAGTGCATACAATTCTCCCACAGTTACCCAACCCATACTCGCATGTAATATCCGGTGATTTTTGTTGCAAGTCAAAACTTCCCCATTACTCAAATAAAGTTTTAGCATGGGGTGGACCCCCTTTCTCCAAAGGGCTGTTACACGCATCCATCTATACCTATGAGTCCAAACAAAATCATTAATGCAAACCTCATCCAAGCGAATCGTACCTCTATCCGTTCTAACAGGAGTCCATCCGGCTGCGCATGATGTACGCCACGTTACCACTGTTGTTGTAGAAAATATTGGATGAATTTTACCGTCCGGGAATATGTTACTTTCCTCAGATTTTATATCCAAAGGCGTGA